CTCCGCGTGTTGGTTTTCGTACCGATTGTACTCCATACCAAACAGCGCGTTGAGGCCCGGTTCTAGCTCTTTCGCTAGTTGTGCGCGAGAAATAGCCATTCTTTAGACCTCCTTAAACGCCAGTAGTCGATGGAGTACCAGCAACAATCGCGCCATTGGCGGAGTTGAAGCTGTTATTCAATCGAACAATTAATGGGATACCAGCCGCAGTAAAGTCTGCATTTTCTGGGTCATCTTGAATGCCCATAATACGCAGTTGCAATGCCGCAGTGGTGGCGATTGTGCTAACACCCAACTTAGCAGACGAAATACCTGTGGTCGAAGAACCAGAAGCACCAGTCGCAAAGTTTGCGTTTGCAAACACATGGCCCCGCGCAGTTGCTTCGCTAGTCAGTGAAGCGTCTGAGCAGATGACAAATGTCTGCATTGGGTTGTCATACACGAAGGCTTTGACGGGATGATTAGAATCCGCGCCAGAACCGGGCCAGCTATTTGAGAAAATAGTTTCACCAGTGGTAGACGATACATATTCGCATCCCCAGAACACACCTAAAAGACCTACCGACCCACCAGCAGCCGCGCCAACAATATCAATAAAGCCTGTTGACAGCGGAATTACGGGTGAACCTTGGTAAATCGCGTTAGTGTTTCCAGAGGCGATACGATACTCGGTCGCACCAGTGGTGTTTGCAGCCTGACCGACTACACCAATCGGACGAAGTCCGAAAGCACCGTTACTGTTTGCCATTTTAGCAATCCTCTTTCAATTAATCGGAGTCTCTACGAGATCCCCCGAATGATACACGACTTTGCCGACTATTACTTATCGGCATCGAAGGATGTTGTTCCTTCATAAGGTCCTGATCTACAGCAGTCATCTGTTCGCGGGTTCTGCCCCCGTAATATGCAGTTCTTTCTGCTACTGTTTCAACAGGTATTCGGCACAGCATCAGTCCGCCTTGACCAATCACACCCTCATACCGACCATCGTCGATAACAGGTGCTTCATAGTTTGGATATTCGTCTTTCCGGACAGGTTCCCATCCTTCGCGTAGCTTGGCGTTGACATTCATTTTGTCTTCCTCACCACGCATTGCAACTCGTATCCAACGATGCACAAAGCCCTCTGGGGCGTCAGGTGCTGCAAGGTGACTGGGCGGAGCCCATGGTTTTCTGCGCGTTTCTGATTCGCGTGTTTCGCTTGCGCGAGGTTTTCTATCAGCCATAATCTTAATCCTTCACAAATTTTGCATATTCTTCAAGCGGTACATTTAGACGTTTCGCCATCGCTATTTGTGACGGTGATAGTTTAACCGACCTGCGCCCCGTTTTTGCCGTGCTGCGAGATGCTGAAGCGCCAGCCGAGGCGACCTGTGCTCCACTCGATTTCTTCGCCTGAAACTTGTTCGGAAACTCCGAACGCATTCGACGATCAACTTCAGTATAGTATTCTTCGCTGGCTGGGTCAAACCCCTCTTCCTCAACGAGCTTCCTATGTATCCCAAACGCCGCATAAGTCATGACTTCGTCAGACCCAAACCAATCGTTTTTCTCCGCCCACGACTGCGCCTTTGGATCAGGCTTTGGAGCAGGAGGAGCAACGGGCTGCTGTACCGGAGCCTGCTGCTGTGCAACAGGCGCTTGATCGGAAACTTGCTCAGACCGCTGCTTGGCAATTCGCAAACGTTCTTGCTCAATAGACATCTTTGATAACGCTTCCTGCGCCTCAAACATCTTGTCCGTATCACCAGCGTCATACGCTTCTTTGTACAACCGTTTCGCGGTTTCTACCTGAGCATCTATTCGGGTGCCGTACTCAGATAAATATCCTTTATCCAAGTTTTGAACCCGGCTTTTTAGATTCTCATTCTCCTGCAACAACTGCTGCGCTAGACGAACGGCCTCTTCACGGTCCCGTTCTTCCTTGCGGTATCTCTCGGTTAACTTTTTTATCCGAGCTTGAACCTTGTTACTGTAGCTATCTAGCTCATCATCGCCAGATTCCGCAGCAGATTCTTGCTCTTGCGATTCCGGTTCTTCAACAACCTCTTGACCCGCCGGTTCTTCAGTCGCCTCAACCTCTACTTCTACACCCTCATCTTCGAGGACTTCTTGTTCTTCAGCCATTGGTATCTCCTAAACCTGCTTAATGTCATCGGGCTCTAAGATCGTAGCAATAACCTCATCGTCATTGATTATACGAACTTCGCCCCCATCGATCTTAAATCTCGATCCCGAGTATCGACCGATACAAACCCATTGTCCCTCCGCACACCAAGGCGCAGCGTCTGGACCAAACTTATCAGGGTCTTTGTAAGCAATAGGACCAACCTTTAAAACATACGCAACAACCGTTGCTACAGCTTCACGATCCCGAACCTCGTCAGGGATGTGTAAACCGCCCTGTGTTTTGCTAGCACCTTGATAAGGCATAACTAAAACACGCCAGCCCGTAGGCTGCGGTAGTCTTTCAAGAAGGGGTTTTTCTAAAAGAGAAGGATCTAAAACCTTCTCGGTGGTATCAACATACGCGCTACCAACGTCAGAAGAAGCAGCGGTGTTCCCTGCTTTCTCTTTGTTAATTTTCTGCGCGACATGATCAGGAAGATATAAGGTCTTCGACATCGTCAGCGTGGTTCTCCAGCAGGGCTTTGATTTCCTCACGAGCGTAGGCAATGCCCCGTACTTCACCTACCATGAGCTTATACTGCTCCCAGTCTTTAGCAGCATCATGTGCAAGAGCAGACGCAATGTCCTGCTCTCGTTCCTTCAGGATCTTATACATATATGTAGCGAAAGCAACAGCGTCCATTAAAGAATGTCCCTCTCCGAACCCTCGGCTATAGATTTAATTGGACCACCCTTTACCCAGTCATTGCAAACGTGGTCGGACGAACACATGAATTTGTACATCTGGCAGTATCCTAGATCACCAGAATCATCGCCAATACATTCCAACATGTCTTCCGTTTGATTGTACGCTCCGCAGTTTCCACAAACCTCGGTCAGCTTAAAGCCCCCGTCCACAGAGGGATCTCGGTAGTTTGCTTCTTCTACCGCAACCTCTTTGGCTTCCATGTTTGCTTCAGCATCTTTGGTGGCTATAGGACAGCTTGGACCTCCATCGTCGCCGTCCTGCATTTTATCTACCGGAATACCATCCGGTATAATGCTAATCATAATACTAGGCATTAAAATGTCTTCCCACGTTTAGAATTGTCTCGAACATCACCCGCTCGACCACCGAGAAAAAACTTCTTGGGTTTCTTATCTAACATCTCTTCGAACATCTCAGGGTTTTTACGAAGAAGTTTTTCCACCTCTTGCGCTACCGCAGTCTGTCCTCCCGCGCCGGGGCTCTTCGAACCGCCCATCGCTTCGTCTCCTGTGGACCCCTTTAAAAATCGGTCCAGTTGTTCGCGTGTAAAACTCGGCATAATAATCTGTTATCCTTTTTGAAAGTGGGGCATATCGACAAAGGGCGTCCGTTTTTGACTACGCCGAAGGTCTACATAATCGTTGTATGCGTCCAGCATTGTACCATCCCACTCTAGGATGTTGTCAATGTGCCAAGCACCTCCCCATTTAAGCTGCTTAATGCCCATATCCTTAGCCGTTTTTACAATAGCATCGCCAACATCATCATAAAACTTTAACTCCCAACAAACTTTCGGACCCAAAAACACCATGAAATCAAAAGCCATTCCATCCAAATGCTTGCTTTTCATAGTTTTCGAAGCCCCAGAATCCACAAGGGAACGCTGCTCCTCTATCGTTCTCAACCCGCCAAGGTGGGGAATGCCAAAGTCATACGGCGTATTGTGTATAGCAGTGCGAACCAAAGTGTATAACTCTTCATCAATACCTTCGATGCGGTCCAGACTACGCTGGCTTAATTTAAAATTACTCATATCATTTCCTCTTAAAAAAGGCTTGCGCCCCACGCACACCGAAACTCGCTGAAATTGCAATTCCAAGGCTGTAAAAATACCAGTCCGGAGCTTTTGAAAGCTGCGCAAACCCACGATCTACCCAACCTTCAGCGCCCGGAATCCAACATAAAATCAAAGGGATAGACAGTATTACAACAAACCATTCGTCCTTCCAACTGGATTTTGCACCCTCTGCCATAATGCGTTCCCAGTCGGCAACACTTGTCTTTTCAGACAACAGTATCTGGGCTTTCGCCTTCGCCTCAGTAAGCTTCAACTCCGCAGCGGCTGCGTTCTTATCGGCCTTACCTTGTAGCCACGATCCAGCAAGATTGGCTATCGGCCCCAGTGCAGCGGTAAAGATACTCATTTCTCAGAACCCAGCCACACGGCGAACGCGCCTGTCATGGCTCCAGAACAGACGCTAATCATTGCAGATTGTTGCGTTGACAAGTCGTCAAGACTCATCCCCCACTCCAAAACGCGAATGTACATTACCGTCATAACGGCCATCATAAGCCGGGGCATAATTTTCCAAGCCAGTATTTTTTCCATGTCAAACCTCTATGTTTAACTTCGTTCCCTGCGGACGATCCGCATTAGTCTTGCGCCCAAACCTATCATAACTTTCCTGTAAGTCCAATCGTTGCTTTACAAGAGCCTCTAAATGGCTGTGGTTGGCCCGGTGTTCTTTTTCTACCCGCTGCTCCACAAGATGCGTTTCTATGCGCTCACGGGCCCGCGTTTGGGCGTGTATGTCGCTTCCTACGTTAAAAGGAGCAGAGCCTATTCCTGAAACCCCGTCTGCCATCAGAGACGCCCCTGTTTCGCTAAAATTATCACAATCGTAATACCCAGCATTATAGAAACAATTATGACCGCCCCGCCATAAATAACTATACGCTCAACCAACTTAGCCTTGCGCTTCTTCTCCGCTGCAATCTTAGCCTTGCGGTCCTTCCGAGCCTGTACCCGTATAGCCTGAAGTTCGCCCCAAGCAGAAAAACCCCTAGTGGCTATCACAATCTGCCTAAGTTCCTCCTCGGCGTCCTTTGCCCTTTGCAAATTCACAAACGTCTCCATCGCATTTTCATCCGATCCTGAGAACAAACTGTTCTTCTTTTTCTCATGGGCGGCGCGTAAATCATCCACCCCATCAAAAAACTCACCAATCTGCTTGGTGACATTAACGAGCTCTTTGCCCGCAGAAACAGCAGACTTAACCGCCGCCAGTGCTGTAAAGGGGTCCATCATACACGTTCACCCACCTTGGCTACAGGAGGACACCGGAAGTCATACGGTATCCGTATTATTCTCGGGTAATGATAGTAAAAATAAGAAACGTCTCTAGGACAACGATACACACACGCCTTGTACATGTCGCCGCCATGCATCCCCACCAGCACAGCGGTGAGAGCGCACAACACTAGAACTCTCCAACAAACCTCTGTGGTCGGGCTATCGGACTAAACCGCCTGTTCACCATACCGCCAGAAGAATATTTACTTTTACCCGCTTTGCTTAACGCAATAGCAACCGCTTGATTTTGCGGTTTTCCAGCAGCCATTTCTGTCTTGATGTTCTGGCTGATAACACCTTTTGATGTGCCTTCTTTAAGAGGCATCAGGTCCTCCGTAACATAGCTTCTCGCTGCACATCGATCCGCTCTTGGTTCACAGCATTGCGATTGTCCGCAACCTCTTCCTGTAAATCCAATCGAGCAGCATCCGTAACAGCACGTTGCTCCAATCGAGCCCCTTCAAGTTCAAGATTCGCTTGATCCATCGCGGCCTTGTGTTGAGCTTCCATCTGCTTAATCGAAAGCTCCTGCATCCGTATCTTAACCAGCGGATCTTCTTGATCCCCCTCTGGAGAATACGAAAGTTTAAGCATCAGATCCTTAATCATTTCTTCTTCAACCTGAGCCACACGAGACTCGATCTGCTCAGGCGTAAACTGCGTAGGACCTTGCTGTTGTAACGCCGCCATCTGTTGCTGGGCAACCATAGGATCCACCGCTCCCGCTTGCGCCATCAACTGCAACTGCTGCATTTGCTGCTGTGGCTGTGCCGTAATCTGTGCCAATTCTTTATCCACCTGTTCACGAGCCTTAAAGCTAACGTGCTGCAACGTATGGGTAAACAATGCGGACAATACAGGTGGCGCATTCTGCAACATCGGTATCTCCAGCAATGCAATATGCGCCGTCAAATGCGCGTCATGATCCTGCTGCGCAAACGCCTGCGGAGTCTGCCCACCAATCAACAACCCATTTTCTATCGCAGGGTCTTGTGGCTGCGGAGGTGGCGGTGGCGGTGGCAAGATCTCATCTATGTTCTGCACCTCTAATGCTTGATACATCCTTCTATACGCCGCATGAAGGTTGTGCATCTGGGGGTTAGATTGCGCTAGCTGAAGTTGGGTTTGAGCCAGCGTTACCCTCTGAGACATAGAGAAAATGTTCGGATCAGAAACGGGGAGAACGTCGATCCTAGCATCAAAGTCTTGCATCTTAACCTGTTGTGGCGCACCCGCTACTTCGTAGGGGTACATCGGAGGAAGGTTTTCCGCAAAGATACGCGCCAACAAACGGAACTCCGTCTTCTGGGCGTAGTGCATACGTTTGTGAATCGCAGACATAACCTTCATGCCACGCTCCAACATGGCAACCGTAGTCCCCACTGGCGTTTCCTGATTCATGTCCGACATCTGCTGATCAGCTAAAGCAACAAACCTACGTCCGTCGTTAACCAAACCACCCAACAACTGAGCCAATGTCGCAGACGGCTCTTTGTACGGCAACGGAACAATAGCGTCCCTGATGCTGCCTCCGGGCGCGTCAATGTCCCTAAACTCTCCGGGCTGTAACGGCTCATCAGAGTTGCGTACACGCACTCCACGGGCCTTAAACCCAGCAGGGAGGTTGGCTAACGTCCCAGCGTCTATCAACTGACGCAACAAGCTCGTCGCAGCGCGGCCCAAACCGCCAATCATGTGCACCAAACCAAAGCCGTAGAACCCCAAACCGGGCATAAACTTATAATGCACAAAATACTGGCGCTTGCGCTTCACCGGATCCGTCATGTCGTAGTTACGACGAATCGCTAAAACCTTCCCTGAAGACTCGTCAATCGTCACAACATAAGGAAGACGAATACCCGTAGGCTCACCAGTCTCCGGATCTAAATCCTCAAACCGCTCAAGATCTAACTCAACGTGCATCTCCAAAATCGTCAGAACATCATCGCTGTAGTTCTTAGATATCCCCTCAAGCTCATTAACCTTCTGCTTAACAGGGTCCTCTTCCGTATCCGAAGACGTTTGCAAATCTACATCACGGTAAACCTGAGCAACCTGCATCTTACGAACGTCATTCTCATCCATCCGCAATACATGCGTAACTCGCGTCGATGTCGCTAAATCAGAAGCAGAATACGGAACAACCAAATCCTGCGCAGGAATAAACTTCGCAACAGCCCGCTGCCGCGTCTGATCAAAATACACCTTCTTAAATGTCGAACCGCTCAAGGGTAAATAAAACAACATCTGATCCATGTCCGGATCATATTCTTCCATAACCTCAGTAATCTGATAGTTCATGAAGTCTTTTACACGATTGGCCTGCTCTTCTCGCTCCGCGTTCTGCAATCCCAAAACATTCGTGCGAACCGGACCACCCGCTGGCAACAACTCCTTATACGCCTGAGCCTGAAACTGCGTAACACTCTCGCTAATCATCGGATGCGTAATACCACTCGCACCCTCAAACGGAGTCGTGCGCTCCTCAGTCTTCAAACCAAGCAGATCAAGACCCTTAACATACGTCTCTTCCCACTCGTCACGAGAATCCAAATCCTCGTTATACGAAGCCCGCAACTCAGAAGATAACTCCCCCAACGTGCCCTCGTCCAAAACCTCCGCTAAGTTAGCGTCAAAAGGTATAGCCTCGTCAGGGATCTCCATCTCCCCATCACGAATAGCCTGCACAATCGCGCCGCCCTCGCCATCCTCAATAATCTCCGCACCATCCGGAAACTCCATCGGTACATCAATAGGAATTTCTACGTCTGGAAGTCCCGCTGTGTCATCGAGGTCCAACCCCGGTGCAACCATGTTAGGTGGCAAAGCCATTAGAACGTTCCTTTAAACTTGGTTCCTTGAACCTGACCACCGTTTTTAAAACCTTCTCGCAGTTGTCCTTCGTCGTCAAAAGGATAACCCACTGCATCTGATGCTTTTTCAAACCCTAATGACTTTAAAAGATACGGAGCAATGGTATAGCTCCCAACCCTTTGGGCGGTCTTCTTTACTCTGCTACCCGCGTCTTTTATTTTTTGGTTACGTTTTGCTTTGGCTTCTCTTAAAACCTTCTGCGCTTCTTCTCTTGTAACTTTGTTTGCCATTTTAATAATACTCCCGCTTACGGGGCCTCCATTCTAAACTATCCTCGTCTTCGCCACTCAACGAAATAAACCCGCCTTGACGAAAACGCATCAGTGCCAAGGTCATACTATCACAAAAGTCATCATGATCGCCATTAGGAAATGAAACTACCTCCTCAACGACCTCGTCAGCAAACTTTTCGTGCATCGGGGCCCAAACCATTTCAGCCTCAAACAAAGGCGCAACCATGTGCATTCTCGTTATCTTATCATTCCCTTTGCCCGGTGAGAAGCCCAATGCCGGAATACCACGAAGCCGCAACTCGTCAATAAGTGGTGTACCCGTCGCTTTCGCTTCGACCAACACCATGTCTGGCTCCCAGTATTCGTGCTCTTCATACGCAATCTCCTTGAGTTCCGGAAAATTCCACCGCCCTCGACGGGCATCCAACAAAATAATGTGCTCAGGACCACCCTCCTCGGGCTTAAATACCCCCCAAGTCGTAATCGCACTGTAATCCGCAGTCTCTTTCTTCGAAAACGCCGTGTCATACGCCTGCAAAATGTAATCCAGCCGTGGAATCTTCTCTTTATCCCAATCCTTCCACCACTCACGCTTGATAATCGCAGATTCCGACGCCGTAGGCTGCTGCTGCCACTGCGCATTCCACTTTCCTACAGGAAGTGACGCCTTAATCCCCAATAATGCGTCTTTTTCCCAGAATTCAGGCCATAAAGGCTTGTCAGAAGGCATAATCGCAGGAAATTCCACAACCTCCCACTTGTCCGCCATCACATCGCCGCCCTGCGCGGCAATCAAACGACCTGTCAAGTCCTTTTTTCCCCACCGAGTCATAACAATTATGATCGAACCACCCGGTTGAAGACGCTGACGAGGACCAGAAGTGTACCACTCATACGCATTGTCGAACGCACTGTCGCTCATAGCGTCCTGCTCCGAATGCGGATCGTCAATCACAAACAAATCCGCACCACGACCCGTTACCGCAGCACCAACACCCGCCGCAAAGTACTCGCCGCCACGGTCCGTCTGCCAACGACCCGCACCCTTGTTGTCTTCCTTCAAATTCGTGTCCGGAAAAATAGACTTATACGCAGGATCGTCAATTAAATCACGAACCTTACGTCCAAATCGTACCGCCAACTCAGTGTTGTGCGTAGCCTGAATGATCTTTAACTTCGGATTCCGCCCCAAAAACCACGCAGGCATCAAATAACTGGCAAACTCAGACTTCGAATGACGAGGCGGCATATTAATAATTAACCGCTTTAACTCGCCCCTCGCTACCTGCTCCAACTTTTCCGCAATAACCCGATGATGACGACCCTCAATGAAGTTTTCATACACATGATGAGCAAAAGGCATGAACTGATCATGCGCCTTTTCCCTCAAATCCAAGGTTTTCTTAGCCTCAGTTAAGGCTAAGATCTCTTTTAACGCTTCTTCAGGTAATGCCTGTAAATTCATTACCTAAACGGATCTATGTCCGTTGGCATACCACCATAAGTTGTCGGCATGAACCCCCGACTAAAATCAGGCATCGGTAACGCACCAGTTCCCGGCAACAACGGTGGAACCCCACCCGTAACAGGCATCTGCGTATAGTCCGAAGAGCCCACAACCGTCGGAACCGCAACCGGTTCAGGGCGTGTTAAATCCGGAAACCCCGGAACCACAGGAGGAGGAGTTCCGCCAGTAACATCATCCGCTGGAACACACGCATTCGTCACCGTATCCATCCGATACCCCTCCGGGCAAGGATCCGCAGCAGCAGGCAACGTGTACGGCATCGAGTCATCCCCAGCGGGGCGAGCGCCACCACCCTGCTGTCTTGCTCGCTCGGCTGTCTCGTCCGTTACTAAGAAATATTCATCGATCTCAAAATCAGAGTACATCCTAGAACCGTCCGGGTTACGCGCCTCTTGGAGATTCCTACGTTGCTCTTCACGAGAACGCAAAGGACCACCCGCGTAATACGACATCTGTATGTCCCCCGCAGCACCCTTAGCCGCGTCAATCAACATAGGTACGCCCGGAATCATGCCCAATAAATTAGTAAGATCGCCAAGACCACCTCGCGGGACAGGACGATCAAATGGATCCGGACCAGCGCCAGAGGGTCTGCCCGAGGGCCGAGGACCCTGATAAACACTCGTAACATTTCCGCTGTCTGGTGCCGAAGCAATGACCTTGGCCTTTCGAGCTTCCGCAGCCGCAGCCGCAGCCGCAGCCGCAGCCTCACGAGCCCGCATCTGTTGCTCGCGCTGTCTGTCCGCTTGACCCTGCTGTCGAGCTTGAGCCGCTTGACCCTGCTGTCGAGCTCGTTCCGCATTAGCCTGCGCGTTGGCCCGCGCTACCTGCTCCGCAGGAGAAGGACGATTCGGATTGTTGTCTTGACCAGAAGACGGTCGGGAAGGAGAATCATCGCGTTGAATCTCTCGATCCATCGCCGCTTGCTGCCTTGATGCCGTGTTTTGAGTTCGATCCCGAGAAATCGTACTAGGGTTATAATTGGAATTATAAACACGATACGCAGGAACTCCGCCCGGACCCGGCTCACCACTCCCACCATAAGCCCGCAATAAATCCGCCTCAAACGGGTTTATATACGCCAAATCATGACGCTGACCACCAATCGTCGTCTGACGGGGAACTCCGCCACCACCTTGAAACTTCTTCATTCGAGTTCTCCTTCAACTCTAAGCATAATAACCGCGCATCGCGCCACCAAACGGACTGCTCTGCGGAGGCGTCGGATAACCACCCATCGACGGCATCGATTGCGGCGGACCATATGTCGAAGGCTGCGGATAAAAGGAACCTAGTCCACCACCACTCATGCCCATCATAGGATTAAAACCACCGCCCATGCCCATCATAGGATTCATTCCCATAAACGGACTGTAACCACCCATGCCCATACCGCCCATCATAGGATTAAAGCCGCCACCCATGCCCATCATCGGGTTGTAGCCGCCCATTCCCATGCCGCCCATCATAGGATGGAACGAGCCCATGCCCATTCCCATAAACGGATTCTGGAACGGCATAGGACGCTGAGAAGACCCCATAAACATCTGACTGAATAACTGACTCGCCTCCGGATGCTCCGATTCCAACTTCGTTGCAAACTCCTGAAACATCGGCAGCTTAGTTAAACTCGCTAATCCGCTAAACGGCATAGGACGTTGCGTCATATCAGGGGCAACAAGGGGGTTCCCATTATCAACAATGTTACCGTCTACAAGTTTTTTATTACTAGGCAGAGGAACGTTAGTTGGATTATTAATCGCATCAGGATTAGTTTCTACAGGTTGTGGAAACATTCCCGGCTGAGGACGAGCATATGGATCAATAGGTCCGTCGGGGGTATGTGGCAGAATACCGCCAACTACTCCAGAACCCGGCACCAAACCACCGCCCGCAATCGCAGGGCCAAAAACTTCTGACAAAATACCGCCCGCTGCCGCAGTGCCACCCAAAATACCCCCCGCTTCCGCAGTGCCCTCTAAAGAGCCGAGAGAAACTTTATTTCCAAAAGCATCCGATAAAAGTGCCCCGCCGCCATACCCCGCAGATTCCGCAGCGACTAAATTAGCAGGACGACCAAACTTTACAAAATCCTCATAACTCATCTCCTCGCCCGGAGCTATATAACGACCCATGTCCCCCGGATCTCGAAGAGTACTCTTGAACGCATAGAAATCATCCTTGTCAGGGTCCGGGCGGGGTTGCGGCGTTATAAAGTTAGGATCACCTTTTATCTCTATCCCCGAAGCAGAGCCCGGGGTGTTAGATAAAAAAGGAGGGGGAGGCTGACCACCAAGAGGAGGACCGCCAAGCCCCGTGTCAGTCGGGCCAGTGGCTACACCCAAACCCCCATACGGAGTCAGTTGTAACGCCCGAAAAGACTCAAAGTCCCCTTCCCCCGGCAAAACAACCTGCCCTAAAAACCCCTCCGCTCGTCGCTTCGCAGACGCCGCCTTCGCCGCATCATACTGTGCGCGAAGCTCCGCTTCCGTCGGAGCAGGACCAGTCGGAAGCGACCCCGCGAACATATTCGCACTTAATTGAGCCACCATTATAACTCCCCTCCTAAGCTGCCCACACCCTGAAAATTACGCAACGGATCCACACTTGTACCACGGCGAAGCTGAATGTCCAATAATTCAGGAGGGGCCTCACGAGAAGGTGCCATCAAACCCATAGCCTGTGACATCACCCCTCGCTTACCACGATCCAAACTAGCCATAATCCCCGCATCAACCAAATCTACCGTCTCCTCATCACCATACGGTAAATACTCAAGGCCCGAGAAACGAGAACCATAGTCAGATAAACTCGTGCCGAACTTATCCACCGGATTGTCCTCACCACCACTCTCCAAAAACCGCCGCATACCCTTGCGACCACCCAAGTGAGCCATAGCCAACAACGAACTAGGCGTAACCTCAACACCACCAACAGTCTTGCCAACATAGTCATCTAATCCAAACTCCTCAACATAATCCAATATGTCCCGCTCATGCCAATCCATCGCCTGCTCCTGCAATGCAGGACTGCGCAAAAATTCATCCCTCGAAACACCCCGACCCAAAAAATCCTCAAACTCACTAAAACGAGCAGGACCAAATTGATAACCACCAACATACTTACCCTGAACAACACCATAATCACCGCTGCTCTCACTACCCAATAACTTACTGCGAAACTCAGTCATAACATATATCCCATAGATCCAAGGCCCGTGAACCGAGTATCACGAACCATACCTCCATCTCGAAACGCAGAAATCCCCGTCTCCCGTAAGGCACGAAGAAAGTTTTCAGTAATCTCGAACCCCGGAACATCGTGCAATTTCGTGTCACCACTCCGGTCCCGACCAGCAATGGTTACATTGCCCAACTTCGGCATCTCTAAACCACTGTCCTTCTCTAACTTCGCTAAAATATTCTTAATGCGACTCGGAACAATCTTATCATAATATTCCCGCTGACCAGACAAACTACCCATCGTCATATCAAAAGCCATGTCCCCAGTGCCCAACGTGAAAAACTCCAAACCCTCGTTACTCGGTAAAGCAACCTGATCAAAAGCACTCTTAATCGCCATGTCCGTAACACGATTCGTCTTAAATAACTTCCCTAAACCAACATCCTCCGGAACCTGATACCCCGACTCATACTGAAGATCCGATAAAATACTCGCAGCACGACGCTTCTTGTAACTAGGATCCAAACTATCAAACACTTTTGATAGTTCTTTCGCCGAAAAATCTAGTTCATCGGCAAGATACTTCTTCTTAACATCCGGTGATAACTGATCAAAAAACTCCAGCAATACATCACCACGAGCATCACCAACCGACTCCACACTGTTTAACGTTTCCAACATACCCTTCGGTAATGAATCCAAAACATTCCGAGCCTGTACCGCAGATCGAGAACGCTGCGTAATGTCCGACTGAATCTCCCCCAAATGAAACGATGAAGTACCCTCAATCCCACCATCCTTAGCCACAGGAAACACAGCAGAACGGTAATGTACAACAGGAACCCCGCGAACCGAACCAAAATGCTCGTCAGCACCCGGCAAACCCCGCGCACCATCATCAAAATTCTGGTTTAACGTTAATACCGTCTCCTGATAATCACTCCCACCCGGAGTGAAATACCCACCATAAGCAACCCGATCCCCCTTTAAAACATTCACAGCAACCGGATCTTCAACTAACTGATCAAAAACCTCATCCAAACTAACCCCGTCAGGAAAACGATTGCGAAGATCCTTTGTCGCTAAACCACGAGCTTCCAACTCCGCGGGCTTTACACCACGGTTCTCCAACGTCTTCACAAACTGATCAACAGAACCAAACTTTTGTTTCGGAAAATTAGACAAAACAGGGTCTAAACTATTCCGCAATACCGAATCCTCGAACAAACCAAACCGAAAACCCGTATGGTCAAAAGGATTTGGGTCATCAGGATCAAAAACATTTGCAACCGGACCACCCAGAACATTGTCCTCCCGAGTAACACTCACCACAAAACCATCGTCCGGATGAAAATAATCATTAATAATCTCAGGTGAAACACCAGCATCTTCCGCTAACCGACGAGCCACCCTAACCCGATCCGCAATGTCAATCGTCGCTTCACCAAAATTAGCGTCAGCCATACTCATGTCCGGAGAAAACGCCGAAAGTAAATCGTCCTCAAACTCACTAGCACCCAGAATGTCAGGCAAACCATTCGTCCGCAACTGACGCAATAACGGCTGTAATATATCCATGTCCACAAATCGAGTGCCCGTATCAACATCAGTCGCCGTCACCGGATCGATTCGAGTAGTAAAGGCAGGCTCAAACTGATTCTCGTCCGGTAAAAACTCTTCAGGACGTAAAACAACCTCCAAAGTAGCCTCGTCAGGCCCAATAAACGGAACCATGCCAAACGAATCATCAATAGGAGGTTCAAATTCTGATTCAAATTCACGATTTAAAAAATCGTAAAAATCGTCTTCAGGAAATTCAAAAGGTGCAAGGGCCTCATCAACATCAACATCAACAGAAACATCAACAACAGGCTGCTGTAACGCCTGCTCCTGCAAAGCCAATAACTCATCTTCCGAATTAGCACGAGCCAACGCCTCTAACTGAGCCTCCGCATCAGGACCCGGACTCAAACCAAACATCTCCATTAAAGCTGCCTTGGCAGGCTGCTTTAAAAATCGACCAGCACCCAAAGTTAAAGCAGGGATCAACGTCTCTAATCCAGCCTCGATCCGGTCCTCTGGCTTCTCGCCCGCCGTGCCAATGCGCCCAGCCGCCTCCATACCACGACGAAGACCCGTCGTCGGAACCAAATTAGAAACGTCATCCGCTCCAACCGATTGAAACAACGGACGAAGGTTCGGGGGAATATATTGCGTGATCGGTAAAGAAAATCTATCGGCCATCGGTTCTCTCAGAAAAACTCAAATGAAATTATACCCGAAATAATTTGAAAGCGATAGGGGCCTCAAAGACGGGATTCCCTATAGGGGAAAAACCCAATAAAATTATATCGCAATGAATTTACAAAACCAACATTATACAGACACCAGACGCACCGCACCGCCCAAAACGGGGGGATGGGGGTAGCAAGAGCCCCGATCCGTGCACCCAGATTTGCCAAAGTAACCCCTAACAACGTAGAGTCGCCTGTTAACCGAGCAAGCTCGGGGCGACGAGAAGAAAAGACAACGGGCCTTCAGCCCGTGCGGTATCCGAACCGCAGTCGGCCAACGGCTATAGCCCCGTTGGATCAGGCACTTGGAGCTCGCCTGACCGTACCGATATGCGCCCAGTCAGGGCCTGCGTTCCCTCTCCATGCTACGTCGATCCACCCTGCGCCGGGAACATCCTTCAGATGTTCTCACGCCTTGAGTGTCTCGTCGTGCACGGAGCCTCTTCCTCTGGTCAGCCTGACTGAGAGCGCCACCGCGTAGACTATACTACACACACATGAACCCCCGTGGGCATCGTCCCTCCGGGAAGCCCCATTGCCCAATGCGTCGTCAACCCCATCACGTTTATTGTGTCCTTGCGGACTCATTCTTTTTGATGGGGTCGGAAGGTCACGGTGGACGTTAGGTCATTTGTATTGGACGAAACGTAACCTTGAGGCCCCAACAGATCTCTTTTGCTCTGGCGGACTTGCGGGCCGTAGTGTCCTCGTCCGGTGAGCAAATATGCGAGGTCAGGCTCAAGTTTACGAAACGTCAAATCCAAAGGACCTTACGTCAACCGCCGCTTCGCTGACTACCCGAGCGGGGACGCTCGGCTTCCTTGACCATTCCCTCGTTCCTCGGCGCGATTGGGCAGGCGGCAGGATGCGGGGACAATGCACGAAGTTCATGTGCGTTGTATTATCCATAACATAGGAGATCTCAACATGGATATCACAGTACTCAAATTGTCAGACGAAGTAAGCGAAATCAACCGGGCTCTGCGCAACCTTAACTACGACTGGACAGACTTCGATTGTAGGGTCGAAGGTGACGGGACAGGGTTCGACGCGCAGCATGTAAGGTTTCAGCTCTACTATCGAGGGCTACCTTCGAGCGAACATATGTCGGAAACATGGAGGTTCAACTTCGATGGAGAGTACAACCTTCAAGACAACCTGACGCAAGTCACTGAAGCTATCTTGAACTTCATTCAGAACCTTCCAACAGGCGACACGCTCAAGCAGCAAGACATGGTTCGACTCTTCGAAAAAGGTAAGCGCCTAGCCGAAGAGCTCGGGATCGACGGGGATTTCATCAACCCGCTGGTCGGGATCATGGAAAAGTTGGCAACCAATGCCGTCACTTATCGCAAGTAATTCAACCGGGGGCTGCGGCCCCCACCAACCACAGGAGGCGAACATGCCACACAAACCACCCTTCAGATTCATCTCAGATGCAGCACATGGCTGGCTCGAAGTGTCACGCAACGACCTAGCCGTCATCGGACTATCCGAAGCGGACTTCTCAGAGTTCAGCTACAAGCTCGGCGGGATGCTCTACCTCGAAGAAGATTGCGACGCAGCAACGTTCATCGGGACATACGAGGCAATCCACGGCCACACGCCGCGCTTCACCGAGCACGATCACGGTAACTGGTCGCGCATTCGTGGCTTCCAACGGATCGAGAACCCCAACTTCACTTGGGAAATCGACCAAGCACTTTCCATCATCCAAAACAAAGAGGTATAACTCATGGATAACCCAATCTACGCTTTCATCAACGCCATCGTGGACGGACTCAAGAATCACGAAGGCTTCAAAGAGTTCATCAAAGAGCACAGCGGAAACAGTTTCGACGATAGCGACTTCTGCGACATGCTTCGAAACAACTCGTATGAAGTCAACGAGGTCGCGCTCGAGTTCTTCGACATCGACAACTACAGTTCCGAGATCGTTGGCATCATCGACAGTCATATCGACGACGAGTTCATGTCAGACCGCATCAAGGGTCTGGAGTGGGAGATCCAAGTAAAATGACAATCGAGATCGTACCGCACAGCGGAATGATCGTGATATCAGACATCATCGGCGGGTACTTAGTGACCCGTCGATACATCGGGTACACGAAGCACGAAGCAATCAAACTATTCGGAGAGGAATGTCACACATGAGAAAAGAGACGTACAAAATTGCACATGCGTTTCTAACAGGGCGGCCCGCAAAGGCTGCCCGAACGCATACCGACGGACAAACAGTCTGGCTGCACAACAACCGTATCGCATGGCGCAATACAGACCATGACGTTTGCTTCACCCTAGCAGGGTGGCCCACCGTCACAACACGCGAGCGTATCAACGGACTGCTCAACGTCTTCGGACAGTCCAGATGGGGCGTCACCCAGCGCAAGCACGAGCAGTACCTCACCTTCTACGACCACCTGTCAGGCGTAGAACATCTGGAACCAATAGGCGACAACGAAGTAATCAGCTTCAACTGCCTGCAAACTTTCGAGAAGGAATACAAACTATGCTAACTGAAATCGGACTATTTCGCACACCCGAAGACTGGGATGAAGTAATGCATTGGATCAACCTGCACAACCCAGAGGATCGAGCACACCTCGTTACCGCTGCCGCCATGGCTTGGAACCTAGCGGCTAAACTCACCGACACACAGAAGGAAACGGAAGATGCCTAAACCAATGTGGGAATGGACACACGACGAGATCCGCGACTACTACGACAGCAACCCAGACATGACCATTCTGACATACGCTGGGGCGTTGGGACTGACAGGAGGTGAGGTCAAAGAAATCCTGCAAACAGACGGTAGCGCCGTCGATAAGGAAGAAGAGGCCATGGCGGAAGAGATGTTCGAAACCGAAGCCAGAACAACGCGCAACTACTGGTAACTAACACCGAAGGGTACCCGGCTCCTACGTCGCTGGGTATCCTTCTCATCAAAAAGTTTTAAAAGGAGTTGCCTGTTAACCTCGCAAGCTCGGGGCAACAAAGAAGAAGCGGGTTATTGTGTCCTTCGGACTCTCTATCCTAGTTCCCATCCCCGGCAAGCCCGGGCCGGGAACCCGCCGCGCCAGAGTCGCAAGGCTCAGGCGCGAGCCGCAAGGCATAAAATCAGCGGCAGCAGAGCCGCAAGGCCTCGAAAAGAGACGCAAGGTCCTCGAAACTCTGCCCCTCAACCCCATCGATCCCCTTTTCAAGGAGCTCGGGCCCCTTATCACCCCCAAATAAATATATTCTCTTGGTAGAGAGGGCCTTTACCAAGTAAAAATTATTGCCCCCGCGAGCCCAATACGCCATATTCCACGCGATTTGATGCGGAGATATTTTTGGTTTGTTAGTTTTCGTTACTTTTAGCTCCGCCCAAAAAGCAATACCATCCCAGATTGCATGAAGGTCAGGAACACCACCGCCATGCTTGTTTTCTATGCGGGTTGCAAAGCATTTCTCAGGCAGATTTCTCCTGATCGTGCTCCAAAAGTTGGCCTCCGGTCCTCTGCTCATCCGTTATATCCTCATATGATCCCTCGATTGTGAACGCTTGAGGGTATTTTTTTTGTAAATCGGAAAGCCGTGCCACAATTTCATCGCGGGATAGCTGATCTATCTGGTTGATATTCTCTCGTCGATCCACAGTCAAACCACCCAATGCTGCGCGAATTTTTTCTGCGTTGATAGCCGCTGAAAACTGGCCCGCGTCCTCCGCCCCTTCGGAAAGTTGTTGGAGACGTTGTAGCTGCCCAATGGTGGTCACACCATAGCGCCGTTCTCGCTCCTCCCTGAGCTCCTTTATGTATTCGAGCACATGAGGATAGTCGCGCCCGTTTAGCAGCACTGAGGCGCGTAGGTTTGCGAGATCAGCGGCATATCCGGCCTTCCTTGCGCATTCCGTATTCGAGTAGATCCCTTCGACGATGTGCCGAGCGAAAGTTTTCTGTCGATTAGTCAGTTTCTGGATTTTCCCAGCCATTTAAAATCCTCCGTATATAAGCAGTTTTATACCCCCTGTTTACATTCACAGTCAAATCTCGAAGGGTTTGAAATTTGCCTAGTTGTCAAAAAGGGGGGGTGTTTACGTTTCTAACGTAAACCGTTTACGCAGTGTTTACCTTTAAGGCAGGGGGTTAAATCACTGTATAATAACAATAAAACCCATGTGTTTACAGAGTTTACACCAAAAACGTGTTTTGAAAAAAAAAAAAAAACGGAGAGGGGGGGCAAAAAACATTATTTATCCTATATAACTTCTTACATACCTATTCATTCAATTCAATCTAGGAGTATCGATATGACGACAGTCACCTATAATTTACCTGCCTTTTGGGCCACTGCGTTGTTCTACGACGACACCAGTGCCTTCGAATCCTATGAGGATGACAAGCAATTCCAAGATTTCTGCGCCTATATGCTCAAGGAGCACGGTTCGTCCGAGCCTGTTTCGTGCAGCGAGGAGCGTGGATTTATGAAGTATCACGACGCCACCTGTTTTGGTGTGCTTGCGTGTGATGTGTTGGAGTATACGTTTATTGAGGGTCGCGGCAATCCTGTCACGAGTGCGATGGTTACGTTGTCTCACACGATGGGGGGAGAGTGATATGTATTCTTATCATGCGATTGGTGCGGATGGCACGACGACGTTAAGCCCGATGTTGAAAACGATTGGTGCGTTGCGCGGTCGTTATTTCAGGCAGGCTGAGATGTTCAAGGACCGTGTTCCGGTGACTGAGATTATTGTATTCAAGGGTCGTAAGATTCACGGTTATTACACTCCGGATTTTAAGTTGGACAAAAGCAAGCCGGTTGATTTGCATAATATTTTATATGGGAGAGTGTGATGTCTTATAATGGTTGGAGCAATAAAGAGACTTGGTTGGTTCAGTTGTGGTTGGGTGATGTTTTGGACGCTGACAAGGAGGAGGGTGCGTTGATCACGCCTGAGCACATTGAGTCTTTGGTTGATCAGATGATGTATCGTTTTGAGGATGAGAGTGGTTTTGTTCGTGACATGATAAACTGCGCTTTGGGTGAGATTGATTACGCGGAGCTTGCTTCGCATTACGAGGAGGACGAGTGATGATTCGGGATATTGAGATACGGGCCGAGCGGCCATCTTTGGAGGAGGCTCAGGCTATTGTTGGTGGATTGATTGAGATTGTGATCGACGATGGTGAGAAGCAATTGATTGTGAACGAGGAGGGGTTGTTGTTGGGTTTACCGTTTAATGAGACGGCCAGTGGCATGACGGGTCGGTATATAGTGGGTCCAGCGTTACTGCTTGCAGGGGAGGCGATGTTAGACTGATGGCATATTTATTTGATCAGGAGATACTGAATATTGGTGTTCACCGAGGTGATTGGAGCATGGATAATGGTACGGTGGTTCCATTGGACAATGGGATTGCGGAATACAGTGCGTCTGTCATTCGGGATCATTTTTGCACGGCGGAAAAGACTGCTCGCATGTTTGGTGGTGATATAAAGTTGTGTGTTTATGTGGAGTTTTCGGTTGCGGGGATTGCCTCGCATACGGGTTGGAGGGTTCTGGAAGATTACAATGACATCACTGACGAGCCGAGGGCCAAGATGTGGCGTGTTGTAGTTGAGCAGCGAAACGTTTTTTACGAGGAGGCCGAGACAGCAGAGGAGGCACGGCGCATCGCTTTAGAGGAACGCGTCTGGGATGAGAACCAGAGCGAAGAAGATACCTATGATTTTGAAATTACTGTGGAGGAGTATGCGGCATGCGAGAGTTAAACGGGTGGTATGAGGATGAGTGCGGCGCGGTTCCATTTACGATGCCTGCTAAGACGTTATTGAACGCGGTTGTGAAGATGCGTGAGATGGACGCGGATTTTGGTCACACTGACATGGAGGTGAATTGGGGCACGTTGGACGATTACGAGGACGTAGGATCGATTATTTATAAGTTGTTGGAGGAGGAGCTATGAAAGCCAAGATAAAAATTTGGGATGAGGATCGTTTGCCGGTGGCGGAGTTAATTGTTCCTCGCGATGCCTCATACATGTTGAATACGGATGCGTTTGTCGCTCGGTGTTGGGAGGCTGCGGATAAAATGGCGTTAATTCTTACGCCGTCCGACGAGTGGGGCATGGAGATGGTTATTACCTGTGATTTTACGGGGGAGGGTGAGTAATGGGCAAGATTAAGAATATGTTGATCGAGGCGATGGAGACGCCGATTATGGATGCGTGTGCCGAGTGCCAAGGTTCGGGGATGGTTGAGGTAGATGTTGTTCGTCCGCAGGGTTTTGGTCGTGATGTTGGTGTTATTGACGGGGTGTTGGAGGATTGTTCTGCGTGTGGTGGTGTTGGAGAGGTGGAGCGATTGTGTGCGTGTGGTGAGTGGGTGACATCGGTTCGCGGTGATGCTGCGTTGGTTTGTGAGGAGTGTGTGTAATGACGAGTAGGGAGTTGGAAGAAATGTTGGATGAAATCTTTAGAAAAGTTTTTGGAAAGGACTGGTAGAATGGATAATAGGGTTTGCATGTTTTACGTCGCTGATCGTTTAGATGATATTATAAACGGCGAGGATCCTAAAAAGTTTAGGGATGAGTGCATTTATAATTTGGGGGTGAACGCTCGGCGTCCTGCGGTTGATCCCAAGCCTTCGAAGGGCGTTGCTTTGCGCGAGTGGTTGCGAGACAGCGGCCTGTCGGCGCTTGAGTTCAGCAGGCGATTGGATGTTTCTCAGCCTACGTTATCGCGTTGGATGTTGGGGAAGGCGTTGCCTACGGTCGATCATGCGTTGAAGATCGAGGCGGCAACGGGCGGCGCTGTATCCTGTGACACATGGAGGAAGCGCAGTGGGTGATCAGGAGCTAACTAAGTTTCAGGCAGCGCAGTTGCGTTGGCTGAAACGTCAGGTCGATGCGTTGCAGGAGGAGCGTTACCGCAGGGACGCAAGGCCCAATGTGCAGCGTGAATTGTTTGCGGCGCGTGAGGAGTTGGATACTTACGTTAGCAACCTTCGGGAGATTGGTAAGCAGATATGAACACATACAAGCGTGATAAGTATGAGGACATTTATCGTCAGGCGTGGTTGGCGCAGAACATCAAGGACAAGGCGGACAATCCGCGTTGGAATGGTGGGATAAGCAACAGTGCGTTGAACGGGTTCACGAAGCATACGTCTGTGAACAAGGGTGGGCGTCCGAAGTTGCCGCTGTCCAAAGTTGCTTCGGTATTAAACAATTTGTTGCATCGGGAGATTAGTTTGAACGATGCTGCGGATATCATGGGCACGACGGTCAAGTCGCTGCGCCAGATTAAATCAAGATACAATTTACCGAGGAGCGAGGATGGACCCGAGACTGACGAGTATCAAGAAGTTGATTAAGGATTTGAACAAGGAGATTGACGATATTTTGTGGGAGGAGACATCTGACCCGAGGATCGAGGCGCTTGTTGAGGAGTTGGAGTATTTAAAACTGAAGGAGTCAAAAGGAGAATTATATGAGCCAAAGTTTTGAGCAGGGGGCAGAGATGTCCAAGGATGTTAATGAGTTGATCATGTCGTGGCAGTCGCAGGGCTATGATCCGGTTGTGTGTACATATTCGATCTTGCTGCGGTTTACGGCGATAGCTGCGGGCATGATTGAGGAGGAAGATCTTGAGAAGTTTTTAGATGACGCGAGGAAGAAAGGATTAGAATTACATGAAAAGCAAACGGAAGGTAGCTACTATGCACATTGATACACGCGAGTTAATTATTACGAACATCATTCCGAATGGCGGCGCTGGTTTTGGATTATGTCAGCAAGAGGAGTGCGATATATTTATCAGCAATCATTTGCTCGAAGGAACGGGGATTGATGTTGGTGATATTGTGAAGGCGATTGTTGTTCCTAATAACTTTGGGAATCCCAACACGCCGTACAAGGCCATACGGATTGATCGGTTGAAGGGTTTTGATTCGGTTCTTGAGGACAATGAACCGGAGCCTGAGCCTGAGCCTGATGAGCCAACGTTGCAGGAGCGTGTGTTGGAATTGTTGGAGGGGAATCCGGACGATTACTTTACGGTCAACGAGATCATGGAGGAGTTGGAGTTGGACATTGGTCACAACGAGGTTTTGTATTCGTGTGATGGTTTGCATTCGATAGGGTCGATATGCAAGGCTTCGGTCTGGGCTCCGAATTACACGAAGAAGTCTACGTTTAATTTGTATTCGAAGAACATCACGGCGTTTGCGGTGGAATAAAAAAAAGAGGGAGCCGAGAGGCTCCCTTTTAGTTTATGAGGGCAGATAAGGCCACAGGCGTGGGCCTATCGAGCAGTGTTCAGAGTTTACTGGATTCCAGATCTTTTTCAAACTCTTTTTTAATCATGTAGGATATTTGTTTTGACAGGGCGCGATGCTCTCGCTTCGAGAGTTGTCGCAGTCGGTCATGATCCTCGGGAAGAATAGCGACTGTCTTCCACTTCACGTTTTGTGTTTCGTCTAGCATTTGTTTTTTCCTTTGCCTTCTGCTGCTTTCGCAGGGCCTTCTCCCATTTTCGGGAGAGGCAGTGTATCTTTTCCCGTTTCATTATATACTATATAGAAACCTTGCCAAGTCTGGCCTCACGATTTTTACGACAGCCTTCGTTTTCGTATGTCCAGCTTCGGATTTGTGAGATGTTTTTGCCTGACCATCCATCGGTCAGGGCTTTGGCTACATCCAGATCGAGGCCCGTGAGCCGAGCGATCTCGGCTCCAGCGGTATCTCGGGTACGCATCCCTTTCTTTCGATCCACGATGCATTCGGTTACTTCGGTGGCGTCAAAGTCAGCCATTGTCTTGCCTCTTCTCCTAGTACCTTTGCTCCGATATCGATCTTTGCTCGAAGGGCTTTCACGATTTTCTCATCGATTGTTCCCTCTGATATCAGATCAACGTAGGTCACGTTATTCTTTTGACCAATCCTGTGCGCTCGATCCTCTGATTGGATCCGAGTTTCGAGGTTAAAGTCGTTTGCATAGTACACCACGAGGTTAGCTTCGGTCAATGTGATGCCGTATCCTGCGGTTGCGGGGTTCCCGACGAAGTATTTCAGGCGGGAGTGTGGCTTTTGGAAGTCCTCGACAATTCTTTGGCGCTCATCGTCGGACGTATCGCCGTAGTATGCGGCGGCGCATCCCTCGCCGTGGACCTTGTTTAGGTTTTCGACGATCTGTTGGATGTCATGACGGAAGCGCGACCAGATGATTGCCTTGCCATCGTGCTCTTCGATCACTTCGAGCAGCGCATCCATGCGCTTCGAGGGGAATGTAACGGTGTGCCCGTCATCTGTTTTGAGATGCCCACACAAAACCTGCTGCAATCTGAGCAGTTGGGTAATGACCATGGGCGCAGTAACGAAGTCCATGTCACCCAATACAACCATAGCATGTTCCTTGATCTGCTGATACATCTTATGCTGGTCCTGGGTGAGTCCGACATACCGGGATGTGTAGATTTTCTCGGGTAGGTCGAGGCAATCCTTTTTTAACACGCGGAACGTGTATCGATCCACTCGGTTATTGAGGTCATCGAGGTTTCGAAAGCCGACGATTTGGTTAAACGCGGCAGCGCCCATCTTAACCTTGTTCATGATGGCGTATCGGCCTTGGAATCCGTAGAAACTTTCGAAGCCGAGCAGCCCTTGGCGCAGGAACTCGAACTGCGCGAAGATATCCATGGGGCTTTTGGTAACGGGGGAGCCTGTCAAGAGTCTTCTGAACTTGAACCCGTCCGCGATCTTGATTAGGCTCTTGGTGCGTTTGGCCTTGGGGTTTTTAATCGTCGTGCTTTCGTCGATTGCAATCATACCCTTTGGCCCAAACGCACGAGACAACCACTGCCCTGCCTTCTGACCACGGACCGTGGAGAAAGATTCGACGTTCATCACGAAGATGGTCAGGCCCTCGAACTTATCTTTAACGGAGCGCATTTCCTCGGCTTGTTTCTTATTGGGTCCGGACACCCATCGGATGACGCGATGCGGCACTTGCTCGGACATATGCTCTGGGATTTCTTTGGCGACCCAGTTTCGATAGACGCCTTTGGGTGCGATGATCAGAGCGAAATCTATCTGCTCGCTTTGGTACAGCATTCCAAGGTTGTCGATCAGAACTTTTGATTTCCCTGTTCCCATCTCCATAAAGTACCCAAACTCGGGCAGGTTCCATCCAACATGCAGCGCCTCGCTCTGATGCTCGAATGGTTTTGTTTTAAAAAAGTTTGTATCTGGCATTGCAATCCTCCATAGTGTGTATATATATGTAATCGATACACATGTATCAACCCATCTTATACCTGAAGAGGAGAAACTTTTTGATGGATATCTTTGAAGACATGTTCGACGAGTCCGGTGCGTTGAGCTCAGTCAATACTGAAACCGGAAAAACTCTCAGCAGCTTGGTAAAACAGCTTCGCTCTGTAGAAATGCAGATCGAGGATGCTGAAAGCCACCTCAAGACATTGAAGCAAGAGAAGCACAAGCTCTCTGTGGAAAACATCCCAGCCGTTATGGATGAGATGGGGGTGGAGCGCGTAGACGTAGAGGGCCTGACCGTGGCGCGGAAGATGATGGTACACGCATCTATTCCTGTGGCTCGGAAAGAAGAGGCGTTCGAGTGGCTGCGCCAGCATGGTCTTGATGACATAATCAAGAACGATGTAACCTGTTCGTTCGGCAAGGGTCAGGACAATCTCGCTGGAGATGTCGTGGGTCTGCTAGAACAGCGTGGGTTTGATCCCAAAACCAAGACCCATGTCCACCCGTCCACATTAAAAGCGTTCATCAAGGAACGTGTAACGGATGGCAAACCAATCGACCTCGATATGTTCGGGGCATTTATCGCAAACGCGGCTGAGATACGGAGGAAATCATAATGGCTAATGCAGTTGCTAAGAAAAAGAAAACGGATGTTTCAACGGATGTAATGGATGACATCTTGGGCATGGCTGGCGAGGGTGCGTCCTTCGATAGTTCCGAGATGCAGATCCCGTTCGTTCGTGTGCTGCAAGCCTTGTCTCCGCAGTTGAACAAAAAGAAAGCGGAGTACATCGAAGGTGCCGAGCAGGGGGATTTGTTTAACAACGTCACCATGCAGTCTTGGGACGGCGAGGACGGGGTAAACATCATCCCATGTTTCCAGACCACCAAGTATCTGGAGTTCACGCCCCGTGATATGGGCGGCGGGTTTCGTGGTGAGCTTGCCGCGAATGATCCAGCGATTGCGCAGACTACACGAGTGGGGTCGAAGGAGCTTTTGTCCAACGGTAACGAGCTTGTGAAGTCTGATCAGCATTACTGTCTTGTGGTCGAGGATGACGGGTCTTTCCAGCCTGCGGTTGTGGATATGAAATCCACGCAGCTAAAGGTAAGCCGTCGTTGGAAAACGCAGATTGCAATGCAAAAGGTCAAGCGTCCGGATGGCAGCGTTGTTACGCCTCCGGTGTTTGCTACGATCTGGAAGTTGAAGACCGTCGAGGAAAGCAATGACCAAGGAACGTGGAACAACTACCAAGTAGAGAAGGTTGGGTTGGTTGATAGCCGAGATCTTCTTATGGAAGCGAAAGCATTCCGAGACTCCATCCAAGCGGGTGAAGTGAAAGCTATGTCAGAAGAGGGAGCAGGCGGGACATCTGCTCCTGTCAAGGATGATGAAATCCCGTTTTGATGTAGCTCGGGGGGAGCGGACGGGACATCTGCTCTCCCCACCATTCGCTTAGGAGTAAAGTATGTCAGCAGCAGAAAGAATGCTGGCGGTTTTTGAGGGATCAGAAAAGGGACATGGCAGGACGAACGTTGGACCAGTGGGTCGCAACGGAAAGACTGAGGCCAAATCTTTTGTTATCCGCGAGCCGCTAACAGTTGAAAAGATGCAAGCGCATATCGGCGGGCAGCAGGGGGTGGGTGCCATCCCGATCAAGGCTGGAAACGTGTGCAAGTTTGGGACGTTGGATATCGATGTCTATGACTTGGACCACGCTGCGCTTAATAAAAAGATCACGCAGTTGAAGCTGCCGTTGTTTCATTGCCGCTCGAAGTCGGGCGGTGCCCATTTGTATTTGTTCTTGGAAGAGTGGGAGCCTGCTTCGATTGTTCGGGAGATCCTCGAAGAGATGGCTGCGGCGCTTGGGCACTCTGGTTGTGAGGTGTTTCCAAAGCAGGATACGATCCTCGATAGCGAGGGGGATCTTGGGAACTTTATAAACCTGCCGTATTTCAATTCGGAAGAAACGATGCGGTACTGCCTCGATAAAAAGAACAAGGCCATGACGTTGGATAAGTTCTTGGATCGGGCGGAGAAGGGGCGCATCTCGATGTCCAAGCTATCTGCTTTGCAGTTCGGCGGGGATCGAAAGCATTTCACAGACGGACCGTACTGCCTCGAAACGATATCGAGCCAAGGTCCAGTGACCGAGTACCGAAACATTACGATGTTTAATGTTGGTGTGTATTGCAGGAACAAATGGCCTGATGATTGGAAGGATCATCACGAGGAATACAATCGCATATTGTGCGAGCCTCCGCTGCCAGCGGATGAGATGGTGCAGTTGCAAAAGTCTTTGACGCGCAAAGAGTATTACTACCAGTGCGATCAGTGTCCGTTGAAGGATTTCTGTAACAAGAACATGTGCCGCAGCAGGCAGTACGGGATTGGCAGCGATGCGCCTGACACGCCACAGATCGGCGGGCTTACGATCATGTTGTCCGAGCCTCGGCTGTATTTCATGGATGTAAATGGGAAGCGCGTGGTTCTGGCTACGGATCAGCTACAGCATCCGTCGCTCTGGCAGCGGGCTTGTATGGAGCAGATTGATATGATGCCGCCCACGCCCAAGGCTTCGGATTGGCAGCAGGTTATCAACGGGATGATGGCGACTGCCACGAAGCTCGATGTTCCGGAGGAGTTGACGTTTAGCGGACAGTTCAAGGAGCATCTGCGTTCGTTCTGTACCAGTCGGATCAGGGCCATGTCTCCGGAGGAGATGGAGTTGA